AATTGTTCGTATTGCAACTGGTGGTCTATCAGGTGCAGAAAGTGCTCCATACTACTTAACTGTTGAAAGAGAACCACTTGGTTCATTTGCACCTCAGATTGACAATCATCCAGAGGAACCAGGCAACAGAACTCCTGTTTACAAGTGTAATATTGCATTTGATGCAACATGGATTGAGCAGGCAATTGATGGATCCAGAGGTGCAACTGGTGAAGAAAACGTTTACCTATCAACCTTTGGTGGCACACTACAAGTTGGTGTTGACTATGTAATTGTTTCTCGTGAGGACACTAATAATGATGGAGACTTCAATCAGGGTGAAGCATTTAAACTTGCTACACCACTAGCGATTGTTAATAAGAAGTTTGAGATTACTAACGGATGTCCTGGCGGTGACGTTCTCTTCTCTGTTGACAGTGTAACTGGTGAGACAATCATCGGTAACGATGGTGTTAACGGTGAAAACGGACAATTAACAGTCAACGGTTCGTTCACATTCAAAGGTGGATGTAAGACAGCATCAGCTCAAACATTCACTGGTAACGTACAGCAAGGACTTCTTACAATCACTGCAGTTCCTTCAGTTGAGGGACTTGAGGTTGGTGATTATGTTGAACTTACTGGTAATGGTGGTACAGTCACACTTGATCAAAACAGATTCCCAACAGATTCTGGAACTGTAAGACTAACTGATCCTCAGATTGTTAGCATCGTTGGTAGCACAATTACACTTAACGTTCCATTTACTGGATCTGGTAGTGCAACTGGTGTTACATTCAATGCAACTAAGGATGAGAAGTTTAGAATTACAGATAGAGTTCGTGACATCTTTACTGTTGACGGATGTTCTGGTGACACTGTAATTGGTAACCCAAGCGGTACTATCCTAGCATCTAGATCTCAGTATGGAACTTCGGTTGCTGCACACACAGCTGGTGCTACAGTTTACACAGTTCTTAAGGATCCTAAGGTAGACAACGGTATTGCAACTACATTTGTTAATACTGTTACTACAATTGGCACTGGTGACACAACACTTCCTGTTGATGACATCACTAATTTTGAGAATGGTGACTTTATCTTCGTTGGTTTTGGATCTGGCGGAAATGAAGAAATCATGCAGATTAATGGAACTCCTCAAGCTACTGGAGTTGCACCTGCTGGTAACTTACCTGTTACTCGTGTTAGTGGTCTAACATATGTTCCTGGCTCAGCATCAACACACAGTGATGGTGAATCTGTATTCAGGGTTCTATTCAGGGAGACCACAATTCTAACAAACGACATTGCTGGATCTGGATCTAACGCTGTTGAAATTGGAATGAAGAACAGTGATGTTGTTCCATTCTTCCTTGATCGTGAATACTGGATCTTAATTGACGATGAAATCTTCCTCGTAACTAGCAGTAACGTCAACGATGGTGGTACTGTATTAGTTAAGAAAGATTATCATCATGGTAGATTGGATGTATACGATGATGTTAAGTTCATCGGTTCCAACTTTGAGATCACTGGTACAGACAACAACGTACCTATCCTTAAGTTACTTAACAACGAAGAACACCACTTTGAGGGTGGAGCACTTGATATCAACGCTGCTACTGACATCAGTGGTAACTTGAGACTATTCCCAAGTAAGTGTGTTGAGGATCCTGATGCTATCCAGTTTACTAACAAGGCGTTTACTCCAACATTCAGAGTTGAATCTGAATTTGGTGACACATTCGTTGGTCGTTTACTTGACGTTGCTGGTATCGCATCTGCAACTCCAACTAACTCTCAACCAATCCTTGATGTTAGAAATCTAGGTGTCAATGGTGTAAATAGCTTCACTATTGTACAAGACGGATCTATTAACGCTTTTGGATACCAAGGATTCAAGAACAAGAATGGTGGACATATTACTAAGTTCCTCAACGCAGATTCCACTCTGTCTGTCAATATAAATTATATTGTAGCGGTAGCTCCTTCTACTGGTGCTCTTGTGCTTACACTTCCAACTAATCCTGAAACAGGTGACTGTATCAGAATTACTGAAGTTGCAGGAGCGTTGACTTACAACAACTCACTTGTAATTCGTGCTCCAATCATTGGAGGCGAACCAGTAGCACTTCAAGGAGATACTGTTGGAACCAAATTGGGTGGTTTGTCTACACCATATGGATCTGGTGAACTGGTTGTTCAAAATAGAAATGCGTCCTTCGGACTCATCTATGTTGGACAAACAGATGGTGATAACTTTATCCCTGCTGTCTATCAAGGTTGGTGGTTAACTGAACTATAATGGCATTCTATAACAGACTAAAAACTATGAAGTCCGCTCCCGTAGGCACTATCATGCCTTGGGGTGGACAGTCTAGTCAGGGTAATAATCCTCAAAATATACCTACGGGTTGGATTGTTTGTGATGGTAGGACTTTTGAAGCTGCTGATTATCCACTATTAGCATCAATTATTGGAAACACATACGGTCCTACTGACACATCAATTGTTGGTAATTTCCCTGACTTTGACGAGGGTGATGTTTTTAGAGTTCCTAACTTGAATGGTAGGTCAATGGTTGACCTTGAGTTATCATATTTACAGGACAGTAAATATCAGTTTGGACAACCTGATGCTGAATCTGTTATTGGCGATTTAATTTCTGAAGATGGTACAGGTGTTACTCCACCAACTATCTACAGTGCTGATACTGATCTAGAGTTTCAATTAGATCCAATTGACACAATGGCAGGAAAAATTCAAAATATTTCTTTGAATGATCCTACATGGTCAAAGACATATTATACTATCGGTAGAAAATTAGGTATTGACCACACGCCAGGTCATAAACACAAGGGACAATACACAACGGCGTTTCCTAGTGGTAAATATGTTCAGGTATTTGAGGCACCAACAGTTCAACTTTCTGGTAATCCCAACTATGAATCTGCAAACCTAACTGGTATTCAGAATACTGATACTGCAGACCAGTGGCCAAATGGATTTGGTTCTATGACATATTATGATGAGAATACACTGGTTTTAACAGAGGAAACAAAAACTTTTACACAGGATCAAATTCCAAAACCTGCTCTAGCAAGAACTATTCCTGCACACGGTGCATTTACAGAAGCATTTACCGATACATACAATTATAATCATCATATGAAACAGGTTACAGGAGTATTCCCACCTCCCGTAACAATTTTTGGAAAACCAAACTATTATAATGGAGACGCTGGAACTACATACCCCACTAACCTCAGTCATATTGGACAAGACTTTACCGACCAAACAGTAGCGTCACACAACCACTTCAGTTTTGATGTTTCTATGAACATTTCTGGTCTTAGAATTCCACCAAACATCGCTGTAAACAACGTACAATCATACACAGTTAATGTCTCTGACATTCCTGATGCGTTAAATATTCTTATGGATAATCAAACTGCATCACAAACCGTGTTTATGATCATCAGAGCCTACTAAAATGCCAGTTTTTTTAAATAAAGAAAGAACAAAGATCGGAACGACTACTGGAACGCTGATTGCTTTTCCTCAAGAGTTAGAAGTAAACGATCCTAACGTTGGAAATAGTGCAGAACTTCTTCCTGCTGGTTACTTAAGATGTGATGGTTCAATTTATAGTGAGACAGTATACCCAGCATTAGCACAAATTCTCGGAACTGGTGATGCATGTGCATTTAAACAAGAAGGTGTGACTTTATCTACGACACAGTTCCAAGTACCTGATTTAAGATCTAAATTTATTAGAGCTAGTTCTGCATCTGATCAAGGTGTTGTTAATGACGCTACAGTAGTTAACTCTGCTGGTCAGACTGTTGATAGATCTGGTGTTAGTGTTAATGTATCAAGTAATGTAGGAACAACTGCTGTTGTTGATATGACAGGACAGTTTAGGATTCCCTCTAGAACTGTCAATCTTACGGGTAATGTTGGTTTTACTAGACCTAGAACTCCAGACGAAGAGGTCGTAGCTGCAAATGCTTTCTTACCACATATGCACTACACTACAACATTCAGATGTAGAACTATTAGGCGTGGTGGTAGTGATGTATTTGAATTAAATTATTACACAAATGCTTCTACTATTGGTGTTGGAAATTGGTATGATGCCACAGATGATGGTGGTACAGGAAGACAACCTGCATGTAGACACTATGCACAATCTGAAAAATGGAATTCTGGTGCTTACGTTTCTTCTGGAACATTCTTAGGATTTGGTGCAACATATGAATACTATGGTATTTGTAAAGGAACTTGCGGTGGATTTATTACCAGTTGTTTGATTCCTACAGGTAAAGGTCCTCTGTTTGTTAATACTACTCCTGAAGGTCCTTGTAGACAAACATATGTTACACCACTCATTACTGTAGGACCAGTAACAACACCGTGCTTTCCCACTGATGATGAGTTACCAGACAACTATATTGAGGGTGCTGATGGAGTTGGTAATGATAGCATTCCTACCGCAGCTTCATCGCCAGGTGGTGTTTTACAATCTTTTGCTTTATATGAGAATTACGTAGCTTTTACTGGAAATCCCGCAGATTATTATAGTAAAGGTCTAGGACAGTGGGCGTATAGTAATTTTGGTAGTAGTCTGTGGTCTACTTTGAATGATTTTGCTCAAGGTGATGTAGATATGATTGGTGGTAGTGGAACTGGAATGAGATTGACTGTAAGATTTGAAGCATGGCCAGGTGGTGGAGGTAATCCAAATAATACTAGGTATAAAGTTGTTGCTATCGTAAATGGTGGTACTGGATATGCTGGTGGTGATGTACTTAGTTTCCCAGATATAGGAGCGTATAGTATTAGTAGTGGTGGTTCAGCTTTTAGTCTGAGAGTTAATACCACATCTTTTGGTGGTAATGCACAAGATGGTGCTGCATATTCACACAATACATCACTACATGATGTATTACCAGTAGATACTAATGTTGATAGTGCTATCAATGCTGCATTTCCACAAGTATCAAACATTATTGAGACAACACAAGCATTTGATTATGAAGATGATCCTACGGAACATACTCATACTATTAATTACTCGACTGGACTGACTAATTATCAGTTAAATATACCAGAGACATTCGTTTCTACTGATGGAATGAATGCTTCTATCAATATTAACCCTGATAGCGATACAAAAATTGATAACTTAATCGCTCCTTTTGTTATGGTAGATTACTTAATCAAGACCTAAAATGTCAAGAAACATACGTTCTAACTTTCTTACAGATAAAGCAACATTTGGCAACTCCACAATGCCAATTGGTGCTATTGTGCCTATTTTTAAGGCAACTGATGATAAAGTTACAGACAATGGTGTTGTAATAAACTTAGGATCAGTTGCTGGTGGCGCAGGTGCTGGTACTGGATATGTAACTGACTTGGGAACTACTACTGGATATCCTACGACTGCAATTAATGTTGATATAAATGCCACAGCTTTTGTAGAGGGAACAGATAATATTAATATAACTAATCATCCTTTTGTTGAGGGTGATAAGTTAACAGTTATCACAAACAGTCAAGTTCCAAATAAACTTACTCTAGGAGCATCTATTCAAAGTATTAATGTTACTAACGGTGGTAGTAATTATACATCA